ACACGGAAAGTATAGGGGTGTTTGTGCTAAGAGCAAGGGAGGGTGTGGCTGCTCAACAGGGGCAAAAACCTCGCAAAATTCAGAACCATGCCCCAAAGGATTTTGGGCGAACAATTGGGTAAAACATGATAAATTTGAACAATTTTTAAAAGAACAACAAAATGGCTAAAATATACTTTACAAGAGAAATATCAACTGAATTANATTATTTAGAAGTTTTGGACACAAAAGATGATTTAACGGCAACATTAAACGGAACTTTNACTAAACAATTTATTGAAGTTGAAGTTACAACTGATGTATTTCAGACAATTAGCAAAATGAACATTATTAGAATTACTGATTAAAACAAAATAAACCATGAAAAAAAATATTGTGATATTAGAAATTGAAGTTTATAATTTATTGAAAAAAAAAAGTGATTCTTACAATGAAATACTTGAAAATAAAAACACGCTAAATGTCCCTGTAAGATTTGATAGTTTTGATACTTTTTTTGGAATAAAAAACAACCTTGTTTTAGTTGATAGAGATAAATTGATAGACGATATGGCTCGGGAGTTGGCTTATTTTCGTGAAGAAAATGTCAATCTTTTTAATAAAAACAATAGAATTATTGAAGAAAACATTAAAATAAAAAGTCAAATGTCAAAAATAAAAGAAAACTTTATTGTTAAAACATTAGGAAAACTATGGGACAAATAATTTTATTAATATTAGTACTTACATTGTTAGCTATTATTTTCTTAATTTGTAGAAAACTAATTAACTGGTATTTTCGTACTAATGAAATAGTGGAACTTTTAAAAAGTATTGATAAAAAACTAAAAGAATGAAAAAAGGCGAAAAACATACTGATAAATGAAATCACAAAAAGTTAAAATATCTGATGTTAAAATCAACCCAAACAACCCTAGACTAATCAAAGATGATAAGTTTTTGAAGTTGGTTAACTCTATTAAAGAGTTTCCTGAAATGCTTGAGATACGTCCTATTGTCGTTAATTCTGATATGATTGTATTAGGTGGCAACATGAGATTGAAAGCGTGTAAAGAGGCAGGATTAAAAGAAGTGCCGATAATTATAGCTGATAACTTAACTGAAGAGCAACAACGAGAATTTTTAATCAAAGATAATGTAAGCGGTGGTGAGTGGGATTGGGATATTTTGGCGAATGAATGGAATGTTGAACAGCTTAATGAATGGGGTTTAGATACTCCTGACACATGGGGAGCAGAACTCGAAGCAATAGAAGATGATTTCGACCCAACGCCTCCAGAAAAATCAATTACTGTTTTAGGTGATTTATACGAAATAGGAGAGCATCGTTTGCTTTGTGGAGATAGTACTCAAACAGATACATTTGAAAAATTAATGCAAGGCGAGTTTGCAGATATGTGTGTTACAGACCCACCTTATAATGTTTGTTATGAGGGAGGTACAAAAGAAAAACTAAAAATAAAAAATGATGATATGTCAAATGGTGATTTTTATAAATTTCTTTATGATTTTTACACAGCACTTTCAACAGTTGTAAAAAAAGGAGGGGTTATTTATGTTTGGCACGCTTCAAGTGAAGTTGTTAATTTTGCTAAAGCCTTTATAGATGCTGGATTTTTATTAAAACAGCAATTGATTTGGTTAAAATCCCAATTAGTAATGGGAAGACAAGATTATCAATGGAAACACGAGCCTTGCTTAGAAGGAGTTAATGCTGAAAGTTGGGAAATTGTAAAAGAACATGAACCATGTCTTTATGGATGGAAAGAGGGGGCTGGTCATTTTTGGAAAGGTGGAAGAAAACAGACTACAATTTTGGAATTTGACAAGCCATTACGAAGTGGAGAACATCCTACAATGAAACCAATACCTTTGTTTGGATTACAAATAGGAAATTCAACTAATAAAAACGATATTGTAATTGATGCTTTTGGAGGTAGCGGAACTACAATGGTGGCTTGTGAGCAATTAAAACGTAAGGCAAGAATTATTGAGTTCGACCCTAAATATTGCGATGTAATAGTAAATAGAATGATTAAACTTGATCCGACATTAGGAATAAAACTAAATGGAAAACCTTATTTAAAAGCAACCGAATAGCAACCGATGGCAAAGAAAGTATTAAATGGTAATAAAGATGGGAATGGGTTTGACAAAAACCCTCAAAACATCAATAGAACTGGTGCTAATAGAAAGTCCATAGCATCGGTTAATCTTGATTTAGAAGCCAATGGATATAAAGCAGCATCAAAACAGGATATAGTTGATTGTTACCTACGATTGATTAACATTGATTTAAAAGAATTGGGTGTAATGGTAGCAGATAACGATCAACCAGCAATGGTTAGAATAGTCGGCAAGGCTATTTTAAGCGGTAAAGGATTCGATGTTATTGAAAAGTTGTTGGATAGAGGTATTGGAAAGCCTGATAGTAAAATGACCTTAGAGGGTGGAGAAAAGCCTTTAGAAATTAATATATCTCCAATAAAATGGGTGGAGGAATAGAAATAAACAAGGCTTATAAAACACTATACACTTCTTCTAAGCGTTACTTCCTTATCACAGGAGGTAGAGGGTCTTTAAAATCAACATCAGTACATGATTTTATTTGTAGATTGACATACGAAAAAGGACAAGGTATATTGTTTACTCGTTTCACAATGACCTCAGCAGAAAAATCAATTATTCCTGAATTTCTTATTGTTGCCGAACGCAATGGAACACTAAACAACTTCAATATAACAGCTACTCGAATAACTAACAAGCTAACGGGTTCTTTTATCATGTTTTCGGGAATTAAAACAAGTAGTGGAAATCAAACAGCTAATTTAAAATCTATTGCAGGAGTTACAACATGGGTAATTGATGAGGGGGAGGACTTTGTTGATGAAAAGATATTTGATGACATAGATAATTCTGTACGTTCAATAAATAATCAAAATCGTGTTATTTGGATTCAAAACCCATCAACAAAAGAGCATTTCATTTATAAGCGTTGGATTGAAAATAGTAGTAAACAGATAGATGTTTTAGGATATAAAGTAAGTGTTTCAGATTTGGATGACGTGGAGCATATCCATACAACTTACCACATAGCAAAAAAATACCTATCAAAATCGTTTATTGATAAAGCAGAAAAGGTAAAAATAACAGATGAAAAGAAATACTACCATACTTATATTGGTGGTTGGTTAGAAAAATCAGAGGGCGTAATCTATGAAGATTGGATTGAGGGCGAATTTGATGAAACATTGCCGTACTGTTATGGCTTAGATTTTGGATTTAACGACCCTAATGCACTCGTTAAGGTAGCAGTTGATATTAATAACAATAAAATATATTTAGAAGAGAAATATTTTAGTAAAGGAGATGGATTGGAACAATTATACGAATCACTCCATAATATTTGTGGTACAGAAGATATGATAGTAGGAGATAATCAAGCCAAAACACTCATCTACTCATTGCAAGAAAAAGGATTAAATATCGTTAGTTGTAGAGATAAAAAAGTTAACCACAGAATTAAACGTATTCAAGGCTTTCAATTAGTGGTTACAAAAGAATCTCACAACCTAAAGAAAGCACTAAATAACTATGCTTGGCATGACAAACGAAGCGAAACCCCTAACCATGATTGGAGTGATTTATGTGATGCTTTCGGGTATGGAGCAATGGAATTTGTTGATAAACATGAATTTTTTATAGGATAAAACATTTTTATTCAATTATTTATTTATCTTTGCAATCGTTATGAAGCTATAACGTACAATTAATGGGACGACTTACCAATGCTTTCAAAGCTCTNGCTGGTTATCCACCTGAAATAATGGAGGGTAACGCAAGAGTTTTCTCATTTTTTAAGGAGTTTCAATTCGGAACAAACAAACCAAAAAAGAATTTTTCAGAGGGATTTAACGCTAATACTTATGTTTATGCAATAATTAACCGTATAGTTAATTCTGCTACTTCTATAAAATTAGTTCCTGAAATCAAAAATAAATTAGGCAGTTGGGATGAGTTGGATAGTGGCGACTTTTATAAGTTTGCTATGAAGCCAAATCCTAACGAAACAATTTACAACCTTTTTCAAAAAGCACTTATTTATTATTTAGTAACAGGAAATAATATTTTTCACGGTGTTAAGGGAGTTGGTAATGCAGCATTTTCAGAAGCTCACGTACTTTCCCCTTTAAACATTGAGCCTAAAATAAAGACTTCAATTTATGGTGTTTACGCCGATAGTTGGAAATACTATATTGGCGATAAAGAATACCCACTAAAAGCAGAAGAATTGAAGTTAGTAAGAATGTTCAACTCCGATACTTCTTGCATTTTTGGAATGTCGCCTTTAACAGCAGGGTACAAAACTTTGGTAGCTTCAAATGAAATCATATTAGCCGATGCTTCTTTAATTAAAAATCGTGGNGCNATNGGAATGTTATCCAATAAAGGNGAAAGACCANTNACAACAAGCTGAAAGNGAANCTACTGATGTTGCTTTGAAATCAGCAATAGGAGGAGGGGAAAATTTTGGCTCAATAAAATCTACTTCGGGAAATTTTGATTTTATTTCATTTGCTATGTCGCCAACTGATTTGAAAATCTTAGAAAGTGGCGTAATGAANTTNCGTGATTTGTGTTCNATTTATGGCGTTCCTTCAAAAGTGTTTAATGATATTGCTTCATCNACTTTNAATAACGTAAANGAGGATAAGAAAGANTTTTATAANAANGGTGTTTTACCNCCTTACGAGCAAATTGTTGAAGCATACAATGATTTTGCAGTTTCAGGATGGAGNAAAANAGATGGTGTTGAGTATCGTATTAGAATAGATTACAATAGTATTGATGCCTTNCAAGAAGATTTAACNGAAAAATCAAAAGGGCAAAAGAATCAAAGCGAAATCATTAGAGAAATTGTTGCAGGGATTGGCACTAATTGGAGTGAAGCATCTGCAACGGAACAGTTAATAATGATTTTAGGAGTAACAGAAGAAAAAGCTAAAATTTTAATAGATAAAAATGGAATTACAAGAGAAAATAGCGAAACATTATAGCGTAAAATCTATTAGCCTATCCACAAAGGTAGATGAAGAAAATAGAATTGTCAAAGGAATTGGTAATACTTATTTCTA